CAACTGTCCGGAATCATCCGGAGACTCGCAGGAATGTTCCTGCAACTGTCCGGAATCATCCGGAATGATCTTGCGTCCACGCTTGTCCCACCCATCCGGCGGCGGATAATGGCACGTGCCCGGACGCTGGATATTCTGCCATTTCTCGAAGCCTGGAACGAAAAGAAGACGCTTGCCGTCACGCTCGTAGCGAATGATGCTGCCGCACTGCTCCAATTCCGCGAACGCGTCCTCGATGTCATCAAGCACCGAATCGTCGTAAGGCATGCATTGGCCACGGAAGAGACGCGGATTGTCGAGATTCACGCCGTTGTCCTCAACGTAGCTCCATAGGTTGATGAAGACGAGTCTCGCCTTCCACGTCATCGAGCCGACGCTTTCGGACTGGTAGAATTCCGGCCTAATCGTTCTGATTCTCATGATCCGTGTCTTCCGCTAGCTTGTCTTCCATCACATGCTCCCGAATCGCTTGTAGAATTCGTCGTCGGTCATGCCATACAGAGGATCCATGCCTGTCGGCCTGCGCGCGGCCAGCTTGTATCCGCAGTAGGGGCAGGTCACGTAATATGTGCCGACGACTTCTCCGCAGTGGGCGCATTCCACGTATCTGATGCTCATGATCGTTTCTCCTTGACCGGTTTGCAGTTGTGTGGCGCTGGGGATATTCTGCTGGTCTGACATGCGTATGATTGTCCGTCATCACGGAGGATGATGGTGTCCGCCGTCGCTTCAGCCCAGCAGATATAGCCGATGAAGGCGATGAATATGACGAAGAACATTACCGCGACGGCGACGGCGATTTTTTCAATCCAGTCCTCGATGCTCATTCGTTTGCCGCCTTCCGTGCGATTTCGAGCATTTCCTTGGCCTGTCTGATATATTCCTCATGGAAGCCGGGAATCTCACCGGCATAATCCCATGCGTCATCCTCGTCTTTCGCCGCGTAGCTATCGACGCCATCCCATTTGCAGCTGTTCCAGCAGAGCCGTTTCGCCACTGCTTCGATTTCGGCATTCGTAGGTGGTGCAGTGCGGCCGAGCATGGACTCGCAACATGCAGCGCATTCGTCAAAGGCCTGAATCTTCCCTCGCAGGAACATGATTCTTTCCCCGTACGTGACATCAGCCTCCGAATCATGCCAGTCCTCCGAGTGCGTCAGCATGAAATCGTTGAGGAATTGACGGTAATGGACGCGCTTCTCCACACACATATCGATGATCTCGTTGAGGGTCTTGTCCTTTTCACTCACGTTCGTAGCCATTGTTTTCCTCCTCTTCGATTCTGATGGTGATGTGGTAGACGTCTTTTTCGGTGCTTGGCTCGCCTAGCCGGTAGTCCGGGCCGAGCACGTATTCCGCGTTGTCGTCGGGCCAGTATCCTGACTGGGTGATGCCGTCGAGTATCGCCTTGACCATTGGGGCCGCGTTTTCCGGGTCGAAGCGTCCGTGGGTCAGTGGGTGGATGATGGCGGTCACATGCACCGGCCAATGCTCGGGCTTTTGGAGCTTGCCGCTGTTGATGAGGTTTCGGAAGGTGAGCAGGCTCATCGTCTTGACCAGCTTCTTCCTCCGGTAGGGCACCGCCCAGCTACGGCTGCGACGGTTCTGTGTCCACCACAGTGGCTTGCTGATGGCGAGGTCAATGTCATGCCGCATGGTCGGCCTCCTGTTCTTCGGCTTCGATTTCGCATTCGGGGCATGGGATGGGGCGCGCCGGATACAACGCGCACCCATGGATTGGACATACCGTTTCCACGTCCGGCGGCTCTATCCATTCGCGCACCATCAGAAGTCAGGCTCTCCGGCTGGCGCGCCCCACGGATCATCGGACGGAGCCTGTGACTGCTGCCGTGCCTGCTGCGGCTGCTGATAGCCATTCCCGCCGAAACCGCCATTGGCGTTGCCGCCCTGGTATCCGCCTGACTGCATCTTCTGCACCTGCGCCGTCGCATACCGCAGGCTTGGTCCGATCTCGTCAACCTGCAACTCGATGACCGTGCGCTGGGAACCATCGTTCGCCTGATAGGAACGCTGCTGCAAACGACCCTGCGCGATCACACGCATGCCCTTGCCCAGGCTCTGCGCGCAATGTTCGGCCAAGTCGCGCCACGCGCTACAGCGCATGAACAAAGCCTGACCGTCCTCGAACTGGTTCGTGCTGCGGTTCCAGGAACGCGGCGTGCTGGCGATCGTGAAGCTGGCAACGGATGCGCCGCTGCCAGTGGTGCGAATCTCCGGATCGGCGGTCAGATTGCCGACGATCGTGATAACGGTTTCCCATGCCATCACTAGGCCTCCTTCGCGTCGGCTTCGGTATCCTCCGGCGTATCCGCTTCCATGACTTCGGCGGTCACGTCATCGGCTTCTTCCGCGCTATCGTCATCGAGCACCGGCTGGAACACGTCGCCGTAGTCAGGCGTGATGTCATCTGCGGCGACGGCAGTCTGCGCCTGCACGGTCAAAGGCAGGTACGGGGCGGCGCGACGGATGGCGGTCTTCTTCGCCATGGCCTCGTAATCGGTCTTCCACGGGCCGAAATTGCCGCTCTTGCTGCGCGCCCTCGCCTGCTCGATCTCCTGACGGTTCAGCACGAGGAAATAGTGTCCGCCGTCCTTGAAATGCGCGACCATGTACACGTGGGTCAGTTCGCCGGGGTTGGCGCATGGCACGTGGTGCAGCTCCTCGTTGAGGCCATAGCTGTACGAGAATTCGTCTCCCTGGTGCACGGCTCTGGCGCTGATGTCCACGAGCTGGCCGCTACGTCGCGCCAAGTCGATCATGCCACGGTAGCCCATGATGAACGTGGCTTCCATTCCGCCGGATTTCTTGTTGTAGAAGGGCAGCACGTAGGCTCGTCCCAATCCGTCCACGTTGGATGGTTCCAGTCCGAGCGCGGAACAGGTCATGAAGCATGAGAGCACGCTTTGCGGCGAGCATTCCGCGAGTTTCGGCGTCTTGTTGATCGCGGACACGCACATCTGATAGAGGCGGTCGGGGCTGATGTTGTTGCCGACGACGCTGGCGATGCGCGGCCAGCTTTTCTTCATCATCATTTTCAGATTCCGTTTCGGCGTCATTTCGACCATCTGCTGTCCCTGCGCCTGCTGTGCGATCTGTCCCATAATTATTGCTCCTTTTCTTCGGTGGCTTTGAATGCGAATTTGCGGTATGTGGTGGCTTTGACGACGTATTCCTTGCGGGTCGTCGGCTTGTAGGTGGCTTGGAGGTTGCCGCAGCGCACGCCTGTATGCGAGCCGATGCGCAGGATGATCTGCTCCTGCAATGCCTTCTGCTCGTTTGTCAGTTCCTTCGCGCGGTTGGACGTGCTCTCGTATCTTGCGAGCAGGTCGTAGAGGTCATCGTCGTCGCTTTCGTCCACGATGTCCGGCGTTGGCTCGGGGAACGCCTTCTGCACGTCGCCGCCGGTCAATTGCGGTGGCGTGCCGGTGGTGACGAAACGCCAGAAGTCGGCTGCGGCCTTGTCGATCGCGGCCATATCCTCCACGTCGGCCTCGAACGGTATTTCCACCGGCTCGTCGTCTCCGATGGCCGCGTACACGTAGCCCCACATCCATCCAGTGACGAGCGCGTAGAACTCGACTTGAGCGAGATAGTAAGGCGGAATCCGGAGGTTGCCGTCATCGTCATGCCAGTCCCCCGCTCGACGGTTACCAGCCGTTTTGATTTCGAGGATTCCAAAACTTCCGTCCTCCCTTTGCAGGATGCCGTCAAGGGAAGCTCGCAGGTATGGCCTCTCGCGGGCGATGAACTGCTTGTCCGTACCGTCCGTGACGAGCATTTCCGGATGATTGGCGCGGAATCGTTTCCTGAGCTCGTTCTCCAAGGCATTGCCGCGAATGACGGCCCACTTGTCGGAGATGTCCTCCGGTTCCACGCGGCCGGTCTTCTCAAGCCACAATTCGTAAGGCGTTTTGAAAGCGTTAAGGCCGAGGATCGTGCTCATGTCCGAGCCGCCCACACCAGCCTTACGGCTCTTCAACCACGCGAGATGACGTTCCGTCTTCTTGCACTGCCTGAACCGCTCGACCGTGTAGCGTTCCGTGTCCTTGAGGGGAATACGCTTCATTTCTTCTCCACTTTCACTTCCTGAATTTCGGCATCGAAGTAATTGACAATCAGATTTGCGATGTCCATCGCGGACATTTTGAGTCGGGTGATTTCTTCCTTGTTCTCGGCCTTGACGGTGAAAACGCCGTCCTTGCTATCGAAATTGAGCTTCATTTTGCGTCCTTCGAGTAATTGGCCTTAATGTCCATCAATTCGCCGTTCAGCAGCTTGGTGGCGAATCCGTAGACGACTTTGTCGTTGGCATGGTATGCGGCACGCTGCAATGCTGAAATGGAGTCGTAAATATTAACCAGCGCGTTCACGATGACGGCGGTCATGATTTCTTCCTTCTTTCCGGTTGTGGTTGTTTCTCGTGTTTTGCGCGGCGAATGCTTATCAAAGGCCGGTAGCAGTCCTTCCTTGCGGAGTTGGCTGAGAATGTTGCCGACTGTTTTCTGGCTCAGGCCGAGCGTTTCGGCGGTTTCCTTGCCGTCGAACGGTTGGCCTTGGTCGATGCGTTTTTGGCAGTGCGCGAGGATGAGATCGCGTTTCGACGGTTCCTCCGGTTTCGCCGGAAGGCCTTGCATGAGGAGTCCGGCCTTGCGTAACGCCCGCATTTCGGTGATGCTGAGGCCGGCTTCGCCTTGCTCGTCGTAAATGTTTTTCAGTTCGGCGAGTTCACTGTCCGTGTATTCGTGTTTCAATTCGTCCCCTTTCTGAGTCTTTCGATGAGCGCGTGGTTGTCGCGAATGAACTTGTCCATGTCGATTCCTTGCTGCGTGAGGGTCGGTTTGCCGGTGTCGACGCGTGCTTTCCCGTCGCTTGTGACATTTGGACTGCTCTGTATCCGTGTCACTGGAACGAACATGCCGTTTTTCATCTCGCCACCGTCCTTTGATACCTGTGCGCCAATGCCCACTTTTCCGCGACTTGACGTTGGTATCTGACCTTGCGCCTGTCCTGATGGCCTTCTGGCGGTTCCACGCCGATTTTCAAGTACGGCGGCCCCTTGCCGGTACTCCGCCAATTGGCAAGGGTGCGCACGCTCATGCCGAGCATGACGGCCAGTTCGCCTGGCGTGAGCAGATCGTCACTCATCGTCGGCGGGTGGGCAGTAGCGGCTGATGAAGTACGTCTGGCCTTTGCCGGTGACCTTAGCGGTGCGGTTGATGGTCACATGCCCGTCCGAATGGGTGACGGCGGTTTCCTTGATTCGGAACAGTCCCAAGTCCATGGCCTTCTGGGTCGGCACGTTGCGGTTCGAACCGGTCTTGCCGAGATAACCGTCCTGCCGAAGAATCTCGAACAGTCGGTTCTGTCCGATATTCAAACCGTTCTGGCGCAGCATCTTCGCAAGTTCTCCGATAAGACACGTGCCGTCGCTTGCGGCCACCGCGTCCGCGAACCGCGCTTTCGGCTCCAACGCCTTGATGTGCTCGTACTGTTCGGCGATGCGTCGCTTCTGCGTTTCCATGGTGCGTTGGCCGATCATCACGGCCTTCGCGAGGATGGTCATGTCATCATCCATGTCCGTGGTTGGAATGTAGCCGCCAGTCTTGCGAATCTGCGGAAGCACCTCATGCGTCACCCAACGTTGGAACTCCTTCGCCTCCGGCTTCCGCGAACGCATGATGAGCTTGTACAGGCCGGGCTCAGAGATGATGAGAGGCGCACGCCCTGGCTGATTCCAAACCTCCGAATTACGGAGGTTTGTGATTTCGTCATCATCAAGAGCTTCGCGGAGATGATTTGTGTCATTGCCGAGGATGTCACATGCGTCCTTGGCGACGAACCAAGGCTCCCCCGCTTCGTCGGTCAGGGCGCGTAATGATGCACCCTTGAACTCGAATCGCTGGATTTCATTGCTCATTTGGAGCCTCCTAGTATTTGACTGCTTCGATGCGGGTGATGAAGAAGTGGATGCCGGGGGCGCATTCGTTCCACCGGTTGGTATCGAAGTCTTCGACGTGCACGGTTTCGCCTTTTTTGTAGGTGAAGTCTGGGTCGAATGAACTGTATGCCGTGGTGTCTGGTGGGAGGCTGTTGCCTTGCCTGTCTTGCAGGTCGAGAATTCGGGCTTTGTTGGCGCGGCATTTGCGTCCGGTGCTGTTGGAGCGTTTTGCGTCGGATGGAATGAGAAGTTTTACGATGATGGGCGCTCCGTCGAGTGCGAGGGCTTTTTTCCAGCCGATGATGTCGCCTTCATCCGGAAGGATGCTGGTTTGGGCGACGGTGAGTTCCGATAGGTTTGCACCGCGAAGGTCGGCACCGCGCAGGTCTGCACCGAGTAGGCAGGCGGTTCCGTATTTTTTGAGGATGGCTTCGATGCTGTCGCCTTCGAGGATGCCGTTTGGCGTGGTGATTTTCATTGGTTTTCCTTTGCTTGTTGCAAGTTGTGTGCCCCACCCTGACGAGTGGATGGGGCTGAGTGGCTGGCATTGGAGTCGGACCGATGCCGTCCTTGAATTCCGAACGCCCCTTTGACCGTTGGAACGCGACCTGAACGCGTTCACGGCCGGTGGCGTGGCCGACTGTGATTGAAGCAGTCAGGCATAGTAAGAAAGGACCCGCAAGCACCGGAGTGCCTGCATATATTTAGACAGGAGAAGATTGGAATCCGTGGACGGGCGAACCGTCGCCCAACCAATGCGCCGACAGTGTATGTGAAGCAAGATGCGGTCGGCGCGTGGATAATAATCGATATTCAGTTATATGTGTTCCCCGCCAGCCGACATGGTGAACGTGGATGTCCGTAGAAACGTCCCTAATTTGGTTTGTTTTATCGGACTGTCGGCTGGCGGGAAGTCTTAGTCGCGTGGGGCGAATCGCACGGTCAGCCATAGGCCTGTCAGGATGTAGATTCCGGCGACGAGCCATGCCATGTGCCTGTCGGCCACATGCCATGTGAAGAGCAGTGTCACGCTGCTCACGAATCCGATGATGGCGGCTGCGAACTTCAGGCGGCGGAGCGTGTAATTCGGTTTCGTGTTTCCTGCCTGTCCGCTGTCGTGCAGTTGGTCATGACTGGTCATTTGCTTGCTTCCATTTCCTTGAGGATTCGATTGCATTCGCGTTTGATGCGTTGAACGTCGGTTTTGGTGAGGTTGAAGTAGTATTGGCCGGTCGATGTGCGGAAGCTCATTCGAGCCATCGGCCTGCCGTCCTGGGCGGTGAATGCCTGCATATCGAATCCGCCGTCGTCCATCCAGCTCATCTTGTTGCTCCGATCTTGTTGGAGAGGTTGTAGGCGATGTCTTCGATTTCCGCTGATGTGAAGTCCGCGAGGGTGATGTTTTGAATGCCGTCCACGAGGCTGGCGCTGCCGTCTTCGTTGATGCGGATATAGAAGCCGCTTGATGCGAGCAGCAGGCTTCCTGTCTCGTGGAGTGTCGGCGGTTTCGGCGGATTGAGTAGTTGGCTGGTCATTTCTGCGCTTCCTTGACGATCGTGTCGATGATGACGTCCACGAGGTCTGGCACGTCGATGTCCATCGGTCCGGTGATGTGGCCCAGGAACCGGCTCGCGTAGATTTCATCCCACTGTTCCGCGTATTGCGGGCGAATCATGTCACCATGCTCGGCGAATTCGTCGAAGACGGCTTCCACGCAGGTCTTGCGCAGGTCTTTGTTGTAGGTCTTGCTGTCCATCGGACGCTCCTTTGGTGTGGCTTTCAGGCTTTGAATTGTTTGATGCTGTCGATTGGCTGGAGCAGCACCGCAGTGAGTTGGAAGAGGGTCATTCCAAACATGTCGGCGATTTTTTCCAGATCGCTTACGGTGAGGTCTTTCTTGCCGGTGAGTTTCTTGTTCGCCAGCGGCCTTTCGCATCCGATCGCTTTGGCTACGTCTTCTTGCGTCATGCCCCTTCGAGCCATCTCCCCTCGGATGTTGGCTCTCATGAGTTCCGTTTCGCTTGTCACCCAACCTCCTTTCTCGTTTCGTTGCTGATTACAGATAGTACTTATTTGGATACTATTACACGGGTACTTAATTGATTACTTTACAAAAAGTACACAATTGGGTATTATGAAACCATGGGAACAAGAGCTAACACCGATGTGACAGACGGAGCGCGGAGCATCATGGAATACTGCAAAAAACTGCAATCCAGGAGCGGTATGACCGCTACGGATTTCGCAGCGGAATGTGGATTCAGCCGCAACTATTGGTTCGTCCGCGCCCGGTTCGACGCGCCCTTGACGGTATCGGACTGTGAACGAATCGCCAAGACATGCGGGATGACATTGCGTCAGCTATTCGCAAACGCACTGGCGGAACAGGAAGAAAAAAGAACCGCCGAAACCATCAACAAGCTGCAGAGGGGCGACGTGGCCCTTGCGGCGTATCGGGCCGCTGGCAAGAGGGAGGCCATCAATGGAGAGGCTGGGCCGGATTACGACGAGCCTGCCTGACCTGCCGATCGACCGGCGCATGACATACGGCGCCATGCGCCGCGCCATCATTGGCCTGCCCGTCACCGTATCCAGCGCCATACTGCCGGACGGACTATGGGGCTGCTACGACGCATCCAACAGCGTGATACTCATTGACAGGCGCCTTACCTACACGGCAAAAAGATGCGTGCTCACGCATGAGCTGCTGCACTGGAAGCATGGTGACGATGGTTGTGCGAACGATCGTTCGAAGCAGGAGCGACGGGCGCGAACGCAGACTGCCCTCACGCTCGTCAACCCCGCCGAGCTCGCACTACTCGAACGCATGTACGAGTACGAATGGCAGATCGCGGACGAACTCGACATAACGACACAAGTCCTCGAAGACTACCGGAGCACGCTCGCATCGGCGTAGAATCGGCTGCATCCCCCGTTCGACGTAAAGAGAGAAGAAACCAATGAGAATCAGACAGAACAATGCGATGCTTGTCAAGCTCAAGGCATGGCTCGGCAAGGACGTGAAAGTGAAGTCGGCGGTCTGCTCCGGCATCGCCGCCGTATGTGCAGTGGCGTTGGCCGTCGGAGCGGCCACCTATGCCGCCAGCGTCCATTCCGCCGCGGTCAAGGAAGCCGCCGAGACCATCGAAGCCGACAATGCCGACTATTCGAAGCTGATAGACGAATACAACAAGCTTGTGGACAAATACAACTCACTATCGGATGATTACGATACCGCCTCGGAGACGATAGACAAGGCTGACGGCATGAAGGCCGACATAAAGAAGATGGAGGCTACGCGGGACAATTTGCAGGCGCAAATCGAATCGTTGACCGGTCAGGTCGATAACGCCAAGAGAACCAGCGCTTCCGATGGCGTGTGGCAGGTCGGCAAGGACATCGACGCCGGAACGTATCGCGCGAACGATTCCGTGACGGACCGCTGTTACTGGGAGGTCTCCGTAGGTGACGACATCGTGCAGAACGACATGCCAGGCGGTGGCTACCCGCAGGTGACAGTGAGCGATGGGCAGCAGCTCAAGCTTCAGAATTGCGGCACGTTCACCAAGCAGTGACACTCTTTTCTATTTGCCCCACCAATTGTGGGGCTTTTATATTGGGTATGTAAATAAGTGGTTGGAAATTGGTAAATATCTGGTTGGACAATCAAGATGATGCCCACCGAAGCCCAACCACTAATTTAACGAATATTATCTCTAAAAATCCAACCACTTTTTAACGATAGGAGATTCGGCTTAGCGGTCTGAAATCCGTCACACCTCGACGGTCTATCCCTGTCTTGATGCCTCTTTCGCAATCCCGCTCGGGATTTTCTTCAAGGAACGAGACGACGCCTTTGGCCATGCGAGAGATGAGGCCTTCGAGCTTGATAACGCAGTCATATGCGCAGGCCTTCAAGTTTTCCGCACCAACTCCGGTATGGCCGTAGCTCGCGACGATTCCGCACTCGTTGCCTTGGACGCATACACCGATGACTTTGTAGGGGCTGTAATCCTTTCCTTTGCCCTCGATGACCGAGGACCCCGCATGGACCACAGCACAGCGCAGCTGGTAGAGGTCTGAGGCGGTGAATGCACCTCGCGCCGTTATGCCGTTGAGCTCATCGCTAATCTCGTCTTGGCTCTTCTCGTCTTTTCGCTCGGCGTTCATCTTCTCGCCGGTATTTGGAAGATCCAGGTATTTCACACACCAATCGGTGTACTTCATGCCGACGGCTTTTGCGCAGACGTCGGGTATAGTCACGACGAGGCTCAGCGCTGCAAGCAAAAGCCCTGCGTCGAAGGCTATCTCGCATTCTTCCACGAGCCTGCTGGGCGTGCGATGAATCACGGTCGGGTAGCCGTATTCGTTGGCGGCGCTTTCCAGGCCACCTGAAGGCGCAGGCCTCCAGGATGCAATTTCGTCGAGTCTCGCATTCATAGGATCTCCCCTTCCTTCTCTCTGCTTCAAGCTACCGCAGATGGGGATTGGACGTGCCGATTCTTCCATTTCAGCGCATTGGCGCTGTATGAAAGAATGAAAATAATGTTACATATGCATATATGTATATTTCATGTTTGCAAGTTAGTATTTTCCACTTGCAAGGTTAATATGCACCCTTGTTTACAACATGCCATACACACATGTTTGCAAGTTAGCGTATAATGTGTTTCAGAACAAAAAACCTCCGCAGTGTTAACGGCACCACGGAGGTAAAACATGAAGCCTCACTCAAAGACTTCCGAAACCATTGTAACGCATGGCTTGGAGGTCGGAAATGGACCGTGAAATGGGATACCGCAACATGCTGGCAGTCGAAGAACTCGCAAGCCAAGGGAAACTCACCGTCACCCACAAGGGCGCACGCAGCTTCGACTTCGCTCAATACGCCCTGCTCAGCCGCATGGCATGGCTCACCGCTGACTGGCCGCTGGACAAAGCCGCCAAGGAAAAGCACATGCTTCCGCGCACCTACGCTTCCGGATGGCTCAAAATCGCCATCGATTGGGGTATGACACTTCCCCAGTCAATGGACGAGCTCGTGGCGATCGGCAATGAGCCGCGCAATCCGAAGCGCGAGCAGCTGGCTTACAACCGCATAGGCAAGATCGCCAAAAAACTCGAATCCGCAGGACTCATCAAATGCCTTCGCAAGGGCAATGTTCAGCGCAAGAACAATGCCGTGTGGCTGCTGACTATCGGCACGCCGGAGGAAAACGCCGAGGTCGAAGCCTACGTGCGACAGCACATGTACCTCTGA